GGGGTAAGGCAATGTCGGCTCGTCGGCCGAAGGGTCCCAGGCAGTGGGTTCTGTGTGCGGCGTACCGCAAATAAAAAAGCCCCGCACGATGGCGAGGCTGTTAATTTTTTGTCGACCTACGAAGCTATGGCGACGATATCAGATTTACATGAAATATATGCGTTTCAGTTCGGTTTTGCAAGAGTTGCGTGTGAATTTGTCGCCTTTTGTTGTGAACGTGATCGCGTTACTGAGATAAGCGCACCGCTATCGAGTCGCTTAAAGCTGTTACGCATAGCCATCCAGTGAGGCAGATAGGTTTCTGTCCAAGTGGATTTCGCAACGCCAGCCAGTTCTGCCAGCGCCTGATATTCGTACGTCTCACGCCCTGCCAGATCCGCTTTGACGTCCTGCGCCGCCAGCCAGATAAGCTTTTTCAGACGCTCCATCGTCTTGCCGGCCACCCTCTTCGCGCCGAGCTGCTCCCGGAACTCTGCCCACGCCCACTGGGTTATCGCCACCTGGTACTCGAACCGGATATTCTCGCTGTAGTTCCAAAGCAGCCATGCCTTCTGGTGGTCTTCCAGCGACAGGACGGCGCGGCGCCAGGATGCGGTTACGAACTCAACCGGGCCAACCAGCGCGATGGATGAACCCTTAGCGCGGGACTGGCTGCCACTCATCGCCGGTCCATCAGGGTTAACTTTGCGGCCGGTGACCGGATCGGTGATTTTCTTTCGGCCCCGGCTGCGCGCCGTCGCAGTGAACTGCGCGTTCTCGGCGAAAGCTACCAGCTGCCCTTTCGTCGCCCCGCTCAGATCTGCGGTCGCCACAATGAGCTGCTGACGTACGTATTCCAGTTGCTGACTGTTCATGCGGCTTCCTTTTGTGGCTGGTTGGTTTTGGTCTGGCTGTGCTTTGCTACTGGCGGCATGTTGGCGCGCTTAACGCTTTCGGCTTGGTACCGGATAATCTGGTCACGTGTCATTCGTCCACCCTCTCGTTCTGCCAGAGAGGAAGTGGTGACTTATCACCGGCGCGGCGAATGCGGGACTTGGCGTTCTTCTCAATCTGAATGAGCTTCTCGATGTTCTGGCGACGCTGTTTTTCCTCGCGGCGAAGATACTTAACGTTTTCCCAGTAGCGAGACTCCTGGTCGCAGAGCGTCATCAGGTAGTCGAATGGATCGATTAGCGTTTCGCATTTCCGGCAGCGTAGCGTTCGCTCTTTTCCGTTTATCGATACAGCCGAGTGCAGACACATGACCTTTTGGCCTTCTCGCTGAATGACCAGCCCATCCTGCATGTCTTTATTCTTTGACGGGAAAGCGACTACCTTGCCCAGTTCTATTTCGGTTTCTGTGCTCATGCGGCCTCCAGCTCTGTGATGGTCAGTTCAAGCCTGCCGCCTTTGACGATCGGCATTCTCTTCACGCTGTAGTAATCAACCTGCTGGTCATCGATCCAGAAACCGGATTTCGTCAGCGCGTCGAATGCTGCCTTTTGCAGATTGTCCAGGTCCCGACGACGGCGATCCGGCATGTGACACTCGATACGGATTTTCACTGGCGTTGCCAGGCCGATATCCAGCATTGAGTCTTTGATGATTTTGGCGACGCTGTCGCGGTACGCCTGCCCTTCTGCGCTGATGTGCGTGCGCCCGCGGTTATGTCGGTAGTAGCGGTTGTTGCTCGGAGGCCATGGGAGGCTAATGCGGTATTCATTCATGCTTTTACGAGCCCCTCTTTAAGCCAGATGACCTGCGTGCGAGCCATGCCTTCCAGCGCGCACTCTTTTGCATATTCCGCATCGACCAGACGGGTGCGGCGATCAATCTCGTCGTGGCAACTGCTGCATGCGATGGTGGCAATCAGGTCAGGCGGCTTGATTCCTGTCCCGCATAGACCCGCCAGGCGGATATGAGCCAAGACAGATGTTTCAGGGTCGCCATTGCATACGCCGGGGATCCGCACCTGACATTCGCGGCCGCGCGCCGCCTTGCATAAATTAGCCATGCGCCCTCCGTGCCGCGAGACGCAGCCATTTCTGATCCACCAGGCGGGCGGTGTAGCCTTTCAAGGTCGGGATGTCGGACGGCTTAACCGCGGGCTTACGCTGGCGGCGCGCCGGGACGCGGAAGATTTCGTTTGTGATGACGCGTGCGAGAGGGTTATTCATGCAAGCCTCCCAAAGTAATCGCCACGATAACGGACATCGCGAAGTTGGATGTTCTGGCTGACGGCGAAAGCCTGGGTGTACTCAATCAGGCTGTTCATCCGTTTGATCCCCATCGATGAGGTGCTTTCGCGAATGGCCACCAATTCTCCCTCAAGTCCGGCAATAACCTTCCCCTGCCCTCCAGTGGCAATGGAGTGACCGGAAACCAAAATTGATTTCCACGACGGAAGCGACCACGCAGAGCCAGCCCATTGAATGCGATGCTTTGCCAGATCGCCGCAAAGCGCGTGGAACAGTGAATTCTGAGGAAGAGTGCGCTTAGGGTCGGCAAAACTCACCACGAGCGGGAAATCTGCGTTTACAGGCTGCTTGTTGATGTAGTCGATGAGGTTGCGGCGAACCTGCTCATCACGCAGGTAGAATTTGATACTCATGCGCCACCTCCGAGAGGTAACGCAGAATGCAGAAAATCGCAGGTGCCGTTAAGCATCTGTGACAAGGTGAGGAGTTCAGATTGTGGTCGCATTTAAGTCCCCTTAAATGCGCAGAAGTCACCGGAGTTGTTCAGGCTCCGATGACATGATTATGGCTGATTGATTTTAAGAAATCAAAGACTCACTTTTGACCGGTCTTCTCCGCCATTTAGTTTATTAGCTACTGCATATGGAGTTTCTGAAATAGCGTATACAACACCATCTGACAAGGTCATAACAGTCCATGCCTCGTCTTCTTGTTTGGCGAGTTTGACGATATGGTCACCGTTGACATAGAGCTTATATGCCGGGCTCTGAGGAAAGAAACCAACACCCTTGTTTAGAACGTGAGTCACAGTAACTTCAACGAACATAATTTAATCCCCTATGAGTATTGAGACCCTAATATACAACGCAAAAAGGCATGCGGTGATGTAATCCGCATACCTATTTTTTAGCCTTGACGATTAACTTTTTTTGTACGCAGGTGACGCCGCTATCATCGCCGCCCAGCACAACTTCGCCCGGTGCGCAGCCTGCTGGCATCCGCTCATGGCGTCGTATGTTGCCCACTCTTTCTCATCGCTAAAGCTCTCATCTGGCTCTGACTCAAACCCATTGACGATCATGTCTTCTGTCGGCTCAACCGGCACCAGTTTCCAACCATCCGGAATCACCGGAGAGTTGCCAGCGGCACCCTGAAGCATGGCGGCGCGGCGTAACCTGGCAGGCACGTCAGCCCATACCCCGGCACCTGACCTGTCTTTGTTACTGAGCAGGTCTTCTATCGCAGATGCTGCCATGTGAAGCAAGTCTTCATCAGGCACAGATACCGGCGCTGGCGGGGCGGTGAATAGCGGAATAACAACCGGGTCTAGCGATGGGTCAGAAACCCATTTCATGGAGCCGTCATTCTGTCTGACATAGTTACCTCCTCTCCCGTATGCCTGTGCCTTTTCTATCGTTGAAAATGTGGTATTTGCATTCACATAATCATTCAGCACGCCGTCCATGTTTCTGAATATCAGAGAGTAAGCCACAGGCTCCGCTTCGAGCGATGCCAGCGCGATACGCGCCAGCGCCGAAGCCTCACCGCATTGAACGTGGTCAGTTTCGATAATTTGCTGTAACTGCTCTTTGGTGAATTCTCTGGTAATAGTGCTCATAGGTTAGTCCTCAGTATCCAGAGTACGCGCGGAGTGATGCTATTCTCGCGGTGATATCATTGATGATTTCCTCCACTACCTCTGCGTGCTCATGTTCATCACGCAAGACATCAAGGGCGCTGTCTATTTCACGGAGCATATCCTGCTGCCATTCAATATCTTCTGATTCCGGGATTTCGTATTTCATGCTTACTCCCCTTTACCGGCTGCGGAGGCGCGTTCCGCGTCCCACTTCTGCATGTATTCTTCGATATCACTCCATTCCTCACCAGAACCAGCCAGCGCATCAATTACTGACTGGCGTTCACTGTGCTGTTCTTTACGCTCCAGCTCAGCAATCCGCTTCTCTGCGGCTTCCAGCTTCTGGCACAATTCGCAGTTAGCTTCCTGGAACTTAAAGCGTAGCCGCTCGGACTCTTCCAGCTCATCCAACATCCTACCCAGAGTTTTGGTGTGCATTTCTTCTCGCTCAAGCAATGCTGTTCCGCAATGTCGTTGCTCAAGTTCAGCAATCTCATTCAGCAGCGCCAGCATTGTTTCCGGGCTAGCTGCAGCGATATATCTCAATACGTTTTCCGACTGTTTCACTCCCCCTGCGGCTTTATTCAGACAGTAGATAGCCTCTGCTCCGCCTACTGTGATATATCCCCGCCCTGGGGCGCTGAGGTCGCTGGTGTAGACGTACTCCCAGTCATTTTGTCCTGCACGTTCAGCCGCTTCACGTAATGCGCGTTTGTCGATGTTGCTCACTGGGCGGCCTCCTTCTGCGCAATTTCACCCCATGTTTTCAGGCTATCCGTTTGAACACCGACGCCAAGCAGCGCGAGAATTTCTTCAGGTGTTTCTCGTACAACTATCTTTTCGCCCGAGGTCATTTTGATGTGGCTTACTCCAGCAAACAAAAACGACTCAATATGCTCAGCCACAACAAAAACTGGCTCGTAGATTGTTTTCTCTTCCCAACCGATAATCGAATCGACCGGACGAGAAACTGTTGCCTGCTGACTCAGTTTTAAAATTTTCATACCCCTGCCCTCTCCCAAACCATCAATACCCTTCTCATCGCCGCGCTGTTGCGGCACTCCTGGCAGATCACGTTTGTGTCCGTCCGCTGAATTAGCTTCGACTTGCCCTGCTTCATGCCCGGTATCGTGTCAGGGGCGAAGCGCATGCCGTAACTGGTCAGGCTGTAAAGGCGCTGGCCGTATTTTCCTTCGCAGCTAATCAGGCCGTCGGCCAGCAGCGTGCTCACCGTTCCCGATATCTTTTTGGTGTCCATGCCGATAAGCTCGGCCAGCTTGACGCTGTTCAGCCCTGGGTTGTTGCGCAGGGCTGCCAGCACCTGCTCACGGATTGTTATGGTCATTGCCTACCCTCCGGATCCCATATTCACGAACGATTGCGAGCGAGATTACGGCTATTTCCCAACTCGATTTGTAAAGTGCTTTTCGCTTTTCATCGGTATCAACGCGCTCTATCCAGGCTGCATCCCCTTTCGAATACTGGTTGATAACGACATAGTCGTCGCTGCATGCTTTCACGCTGCCCCCTTTGAACGGTAAGAATCCCAGGTGAATGACAGCGTGCACCCGCCACCGTCGCTCATACGGTCAATAACGCGCTCACTCACGAACGCCGCCAGTTCTTCTTTGGTCTGGTTGCTGATCAGGATGGTCGGCTTCATCCGCTCGTACCGGGTGTTGATGATTTCGAACATGATCAGCTTCTCGGCTTCGCTGCCGAACTGGACGCCTACCTCATCGATGATCAACAGGTCCGGAGTGGTGAAGTGCGAAATCACATCGTTCTCGCAGCGCGTCGCTGTTTTCGACCACGTTGATTTGAACTCACGGGCAATCTTCAGCGCGGTGGTGAAAATTACCGGGCTCTGGTGGTTCTCGATGACGTAGCGGGCGATCGCCAGGGCGAGATGGTTTTTACCGGTACCCGGCTTTCCGCACATCACCAGACCGCCACCCTGCTTCAGGCGCTCCGGCCACTTCGCGGCATACGCCTGGCAAACCCGCAGCGCGCGTTCTGACTCTTTGCCTACCGGCTGGTAGTTTTCCAGCGTGCACGTTACAAAGCGCTCAGGGATTTCGAGCTGGCGCAGCAGACGATCGACGTTCTGCTGGCGCGTGCGGTCTTCCCAACGCTTTTTCTCGTCATACAGGAAGGTCAGCTCATCGCGCAGGCAGCCCGGACAACGAGTCGGCGGTGACGGCAGCTTGATCAGACTGCTGGTAAGCACGCGTTTACGCTGTTCGTATTCGCCGTGTTTCTCGCAAAGCACCGTTTCACAGACGATCTCGCAGTTAGGGAGTTGCTCTGGCGGCCTGCCGAGAACTTCCAGCATTTTTTCGATAGCGTCGATTTTTTCGAGCAGTTCCATACTCAGTCCCTCGCCCATGACGGAATTTCAGTCTGTCCATAGTCCTTGCCAGCGAAGTTCTCGGATACGCGAGTCTGATTGCGGGCTGGCTGTTTGATGCCTTTCGGCTCAAACAATCCCTGCCAGCCGTTCGCAATGCTCTGGTTGATGATTTCTTCAGGCTGATATCCGCTGCACTTGCAACGCTCGAGCAGGTTGATGGCCTGGGTAACCGTCTGCTGAGACTTGATCGGTTTCTTCAGGTCGCGACGATAATCGACCCATGACTTCCAGACTGAAACTGACAGCCATTCAGGAAGCTCAACACCAGCCGGATCGAACGAAGCCGGTTTGGGGGATTTAGGGGGTTTATTAATATTGTCTTTATTGTCTTTTGTATGTTTGTCTTTTGTGTTTACCTGATTTGGGTAAGTGTCGTTACCTGATTCGGGTAAACTTTTCTTACCTGATTCTGGTAAATTTACCTCTTTCAGGTAAACTTTATTTTCGTTACCTGATTTGGGTAATTTCACCCATTCGCTGACCGCTTTGTTAATCCCCACAGTTCGCCCGATTTGGGTAAATACCCCACGCTTAACTAACGCACTTTTAGCCGCAGAGCATTTGTGTGGGAGGATGCCGGTCAGGGCAGATAACTGATCATTGCTTACCCAGTCTGCCTTTTTGTTGAAACCGTATGTTTTGCGCATTACTGCCATGAAGACCAGCAGCTGATGCTGAGACAATCCAGCCAGCATGACAGCCTCCAGAAGTTCATTGGCGATGCGCGTATAGCCATCATCAAGATCTGCCACGCGCGGCTCCTTAGGTGCCACGTCAGGCACAGGGAAATTGATTACTTCGGCAGTGTTTGCCATAATTGCTCCTGTGAATTGATCCAGTTAATTCCACCTGAAAGCCGTTGGTGTTACAGCACCTCGGCTTTCGCCCTTTCTGCGTTCATGCTTCAAAATCTCCCTTCACTCCATCCCGGTTAGAAATCAGGATGGCCAGCAGCAGCGACATGTTCGGTACCAGGTTCTCCCGCCACCGGCTGACTGTGGATTTGTTGATGCCAGCTACTTCGGCTATCCGGGCGGTACCCAGATCTGCGATTTGACGCTGCACCCAACTCTCAATTCGTCGTGCCTCCGCTTTGTTGCGTGTCGTTAAGGTTTCCATTTGCGATACTTCCTGTGATTTTTAGTTAGGGCCGCCCTCAGGCGGCATGTGATCCATGTTTAGTTCGATCGGGGTTTGCGGCTTGACGTAGCCACTCCGCCGTAAACTGCCCTTTTGATGCGTCAGCCAAAAGCTGTGAATAGTTGGTTTTCTCTGTGTACTCGGTGCGAGGCAATGCCGCGTTCTTTACCCACTTGTGAATAGCAACATTCGACAGACCACATAGGCGTGCCGCTGCGGTTTGTCCGCCTACAGCTTCGATTGCAAATTGCATTGGGTTCATAGTGTTTCCCGTTAACTATATTAACTACGAGTTAAGGTTATATCTTAACTGACAGTTATGTCAACTCTAATTGATAATTAACACATGGTTAAAAAAGACGATTTAAAAGAAGAGTTTTCGAAGAGACTTCGCGCTGCATTGCTTGATGCTGGCGTGGGTGGGCGTGGGCAGGCTGGCAGGATCAGGGAAGCTATGAAGTCCCAGGGGATTGCTGTATCTGAGCCCGGGATCTGGAAGTGGCTTAACGCATCAGCAATACCAGACCAAACCAATATCCTTGCACTTAGCCGCTGGCTTGGGGTTCGCCCTGAGTGGCTGGAATACGGAAGGAATGATCCTGAGCCTGAACTGCACAGGGAATCTTCTATCCCGCCGGAATCCGAGTGGGGAACTGTTGACGCTTGGGACAAAAACACACCGCTTCCTGCTGACGAGGTTGAAGTGCCGTTTCTTAAGGATATTGAATTTGCGTGTGGCGATGGACGCGTACACAGCGAAGATCACAATGGTTTTAAGCTCAGGTTCTCCAAGTCAACACTACGCCGAGTAGGGGCAAACACCGACGGTTCTGGAGTTCTCTGCTTCCCGGCCACAGGTGACAGCATGGAGCCGATCATTCCCGATGGCACTACGGTAGCCGTAGACACGAACAACAAGCGCATAGTTGACGGTAAGCTGTATGCCATTGGTCAGGCAGACGGCGGTAGCGGGCAGCTCAAGCGCATTAAGCAGCTATACCGGAAGCCGGGCGGCAAGCTAATCATTCGCAGCTACAACGGCGACGCATATCCGGATGAAGAAGCTGACATTGATGATGTTGAGATAATCGGTCGCATATTCTGGTACTCGGTGTTGCTGTAAAGACGAAGATGCGGCTGGTTTGAATGGTTGCTTGAGGGGTCGCAGAGATGCGGCCTTTTTTATTGGATGGAATTACAGGTGTGAAAAAAATCAGCTATAAGCTGATCATTTTGTTGAAGTTTCTGTTTAGCCTGGGTAGGATCCCGCTGTTGTGTGATCGTTTTCTGCTCGCCAACAACGGAAAGCCCCTGATAGTTGACGCTACCAGGGGCTGAAAAAACATCGGCTAGAATGTTTTCTTGAGATCTCGATTGGGGAGATTACCTCAAGCGTTTTCCCCTGTAAAGCATTGGATGCCAATTTTATTAGGTGAAATGATGAGTCATCCAGTAGCTCTAAATGAATTTGATTTTAACGGCAATGCCGTCAGGACTATGACTGACGATGATTCAGAAGTGTGGTTTGTTGCTAAGGACGTTGCAGATATTCTTGGGTATGCTGAAACCAGTAACATGACAGAAAGACTGGATGATGATGAAAAGAGAAAGCAAACCCTGCAAAATGGACGAAACTATACAAATCAGACGCTTATTAATGAATCTGGGCTATATAATGCAGTCATGGGATCGCAGAAAGTAGAGGCAAAACATTTTAAAAAGTGGGTTACCTCCGAGGTGCTTCCATCCATCCGTAAAACAGGCGGGTATAAGATGGTGCCACAAACATACGCTGATGCTCTTCGCCAACTGGCAGATCAGGCGGAAGCGGCAGAACGCGCTCAGATGATGCTGGAAAAGAAAGACGGCCAGTTTAAGTCTGTACGCGGCTCTTTCGGTAACCACGTCATGCAGCATAACAAATACGTTCATAGTAAAGGTGAAGGGTTTAGGCATGCCACGATTGCGCATGTAAAGAGCGTTATTCCTGGAAAATATAGCTGGCAGATGCTGGCAAACTACTGCAGTTATCACAGCTTATCTGTTGAAATTCTTACCCCGCATTACCAATCAGTACCGCTTAACTCCTATCCCGCAGAGGCATGGATGGCGATCTACAACATCGACATTTCAAAATTCTGATTTATAGCCCAACCCGGCCACTGCGCCGGGTTTTTATTGCCCACCCATAAAGCTATCCCCCATTCTGCCGATAACTATCCAGCCTGAAGCTGATAACAATAACTATCGCAACACTACCTGCCCGCCCGTGCGGGCTTTTTTATTGCCCCTTCCTCACCAACTCCGCAGCATCCCTGTTAACTCCCTTGCCGATCACGTTTCCTGTTTCCTTCCGGTACTGCTTCAGCTTGTCGATGATGTTTTGCTGGGTCATGGGTAAATCAGCCAGTGACAATTCCATGACCGCCCGCCCCATGGCGTGAACCATCATGTTCACTCTTTCTTCATCCAAGTCCATCTCACCACTCCTTTTTGATGTTTTTTGCAGCATAGCACGTACTGCACAAATCCATAACAGAACTAAATTAACCAATAAATCATAACCTTAATAACCAACGGTAAAATAATTAACCAATGGTTATTGACTGAAAATAACCATTAGTTAATAATCAACTCATCGAAACGAAACATCGACAGCTGAGCGAAGTTAGCCAGCGGCGAAGTGGAGATTCGGTCAGTCGAACGGCGCGACAGTAAACCATGCGTCGGACCATAGGCGGGCTCAGGGAGAGCGGCAATTATGGCAAAGCGATTTACCAGCAGCTCTTTACGAGGGGCTGACGGTAAACAAACAGAGGGGTGTGTATGGCAGATAAAAAAACGGCGCCACTACTGCTTAACGTAGACGCCAGTGAGGTTCTTACTCAGTTCGGGGAGCTTTTGAAATTAGTCGAACTTCCAGCCAGTTCCTTTCAGGGAATTCCTGAGCATGTCGTCGAGCTGTTTTTTGACCGTGTCCGTGGCCTGATTGACAACATCGTCCTTAGTGATTTCTCGACCACAGTCAGCACAACTGACGCCGGTGAAATTTGTCTCAAAGTCAAAATCATCGGGCTGGTTGAACATCTCACTTCCGCAGTCAGGGCACACGGTCCGCATGGTTTGCATGAATATATCCTTTCTACTGTTGGGGAGATTAAAGAGTAAGCGATTTCTTGCTGTTGGGGAATAGCGGGAAAGCGCGCGCCGGGCGCGGATAAATACCCCGGCAATAACTGGAATGTTTTGGGATTGGATGAATGCGCAGGCTGATGCGCAACGAAGCGGAAGTAGTGTGGGATTTATCGGCAGAACCGAATCTACATGCCGGAGATCAGCGCCGGCCATCCAATCGCCAAAGCATTTCTCCCGCATCAGCGGGTAACGACAGAGGGTTTTATGGCAGACGACGATTATACGATGGGGGAGTTTTGGCGAGACATGAAGCCAGAACTTAAAGAGCGGCGCAGGATGGCGCGTAACTCAGCACATGAAGGGATGAAGGCTTTCTTTCAACGTAATGGAGTTGAGTTCGAAGAGGGAGAAAACACTCTCATTTTTCGTACACCGCAAGGGACTGTTGCTTATTACCCGCCAAGCAAGCGGATGCAGCATAAAACCACATGGCGAACATGCAGCCCTACAGTATGCATGAATTACGTCAACAAACTCAGAGCCGCCTAACCAGCGGCTTTTTTCATACCTCACCGTTCTCGATGAGTGCGGTTAGTTATGACAACCGGCGGCCATCCACCGCCACTTTTTTTGTTTTGCCGCACAAGCGCAGAAGTCTTGTATTAACCGTTCCGTTCGCCGCGATAAGGCCAAGAGGATTTATGAGCAATAAAACTGGAGGGCGCGCTTTCCCGTGCGATTCTATCGTGGAGCGCGACGAAGTTGGTCACTTACATGGTTTCGAAGTCAGCTCTGGCGGCATGACATTGCGCGATTATTTCGCTGCAAAAGCGCTGATAGTTGCTGCGCGAGGTGCTGATGGAGAGCCTGAAGGGGCCTACTTCGAAACTGTTGATGGGATAGCATCAAGAGCTTACCTGCTGGCTGATGCAATGCTCCACGCCCGGGAGGCATCATGACAGTCACCCACAACGGCAAGCAGTACACCGCCAAAAAGCTCAACGATAACGAGTGGCAGCTGACGTCGGTATCGAATCCGCGCGAGAAGCTGACGATGAACCGCTGGCACATGAAGCTGGCTGGCCTCCTTGAACAGGTTGAGGTGAAGGCATGATCAATCATCACCTGCTGCGCGCCGCGCAGAGTAAAGCAGCCATCGCCCTGTTTATCGGTGATGGCGCCATGTGGATGGCAGCCTACGACGAAATGAAGGTTGCCATAGGTTATCCGTGGCATCGGGCAAAGACGAATCAGCGCGGAGGTGAGCATGCAATGGGTTAAATACTCTGAACGCAAGCCTGATTCCGCCGGTGTTTATATGTGGCGAATGGGTAGCCGAAAAGTTAAAGGGCTTGTCGTTATTGCCCGAGCTAAATTTCGCCTTCGTGGCGCTGGTTACGAAGATGTTCTTTCTCCTGAATTTGACCGTTGGGACGGATATTCGGTTGTTGTGCCAGGCGAACTTCAATGGGCTGAGGATGATGGATCGTTACCGGACATTTCTTTCGAAAATCTCCCTGACACAACAGAGTGTCCATTTTGCAAACGACAGCCCGTAATTAAAGCGTTCGAATGGGATCGAGGCTGCAGGATTGGTCCTGAGCCATACATCCTCAATCAGTTCCAATTGAAGTGCTGCGGATGGATTGCCCCTGTTACCTTCGACTCACCAATTTCTGCCATAGAGTCCTGGAACTCAAAACTTTCTAAGTAACCACCCTATTCAACCGATCGGCCTGGCTAAAAGCGGGCGGGATCTGCACATCCAAATTTCAGGAGAAACCATGAGCGAAGTAACGGACTTAACTGTCATCGAAATCAAGCCGGAGCAGGCGCCAGTACTTTACGTAGCGGGCGGCCTTGATGCTTACCTCGAGCAAATCCGCCAGGCAGTAAACGAAGTGCCGGACCTGTCCACGAAGAAGGGGCGTGACCGAGTAGCCTCTCTGGCGGCGCAGGTATCCCGCAGCAAGACGGCAATCGAAAAGCCAGGCCGTGAGTACCTGAAGCGCCTTAAAGAGGCTGTGCGTCCGGCTGAGGCCGAAATTAAGCGATTTGTTGATGCCTGTGACGAGCTGCGCGATGCGACCCGCCGCCCACTCACCGAATGGGAAGCCGAGCAGGAACGTATCAAGGCTGAAGAAGCCATGAACGCGCTGCACGCCGAAGCTCTGGAAATGAACATCAAGTTCGATCAGGAGCTGGCGGACAAGTTTGAAGCGGACCACGAAATGGCTCTGCTGATGAATAAGGATTTCGACCGTGACCGCGAAGAGCAGCGCCGCATGGCGGAACAAGCTCAACGTGAGCATGAAGAGCGTATTAAGCGTGAAGCGGCAGAACAAGCCCGCCGCGATGCCGAAGCGAAGCACAAAGCGGAGATTGAAGCCGCAGCGCGCCGTGAAGCCGAAGAGAAAGCCCGCGCTGAACTGGCGGAGCGCCAGCGCATTGAAGCGGAACAGCGTGCGGCACGCGAGAAGCAGGAAGCGGAAGCGCGTGCGCGCCGCGAAAAAGAAGAAGCCGTTGCCGCCGAGCGCCGCCGCCTGGAAGAGGCAGAAGCCGCCCGTCTAGCCGAAGAGCAGCGCAAAGCTGAAGAAGAAGCGCGCCGCGCCGCAGACAAGGAGCACCGCCGCACTGTCAATAGTCGCGTCATCGCCGACCTAATTAATCAGGGCATCCCTGAAGAATTCGCGCAGAAAGCACTGCTGGCGATTGCTGGCGGCAAAGTGCAGGACGCGCACATCAAATATTGAGGCAACCATGAACGCATACCTCACTTACGACCGCATCGAAGATCGGCGCTGGGCTGAGCAGCAGATCACCGACGAGAAAGAGAAGTGGATCGACGACCGGGCGCAGAAAATCATCGACATGATGCCGAAAGAGCCGTCAGGCCTCTTCCACTTCACGATCCCGATTGACTCCAGCCCATACGAAGGACTTCGCAGCGATAAAGCTGGCGAGGCCTACAACGATTTCATTTCAGCAGTTGCTTACGCCCAGGCGGAATACGACTGGGAACACCGTACCGGCTGCCCGTTTTAAGGATGCATGAAATGTCTGAAACTAAAACTCACTACCGAAAAGCTTTTGACTCCCCTTACCTGAGCAGCGCCGATATCGTTGAGCCAACGGTGCTGACGATCGCCCGGGCAACGTTAGAAAACGACAAAACAAAAAAATCCAAAGACGTTTTTAACACTGCTTATTTTGAAGAGCGCGAGCTGCGCCCTGGCGAAAAGCTCAAGCCGATGATTCTGAATGCCACGAACAGCAAGATGCTGAAAAGCATTACCGGCTCGCCATTCCTTGAAGATTGGGTTGGCGTAAAGGTCACTGTTTACGTCGATAAAAATGTCCGGTTCGGAAAGGAATCGGTTGAAGGCCTCCGCTTAAGCCCGGCACGCGTTACAAAGCCGGTGCTTTCACCGGAAAAAACGCAGGCATGGAATAACGCTAAGGCCGCCTTCAAGCGCGATGGCAACCTTGATGCAGTGCTGGCGAGAATGGACATTTCTCCAGAATATCGCCGCCAACTTGAGCAGGAGTGTTCATCATGATCTGGCACGACGTCGAGCAAAACGGTGAAGAGTGGGATGCTCTTCGCCTGGGTAAGGCCACTGCTTCAAACTTCGGCCTGATCATGGCTAACGATGGGAAAGCGTTTGGCGAACCGGCCAAGCGTTACGCTATACAGTTGGCTCTGGAGCAGATTAAGGGGTGCAAGTCTGAGTTTGGCTTCTCAAATGAGCACATGGAGCGCGGGCACGAACAGGAGCCTATTGCCCGCATGCTGTACGAAGAGATGAACTTCGTCGATGTGGATAACGGCGGATTCTTTGATCACGAAACGTACGGTGACAGCCCCGACGGACTCGTTGGACTGGACGGGCTCGTTGAGATTAAGTCGGTCATTGCCGCCACTCACTACTCCACCCTCACCCGCGGCTCCTTCGACCCTGCATACAGATGGCAACTGATCGGTCACCTTGATTGCTCTGGCAGGGATTGGGTGGACTTCATCAGCTACTGCTCAGACTTCCCGGACGGTAAACAGCTCATCGTCTATCGCCTTACAGCTGCCGAATGTGAATCAGAAATAGCCCGGCTTCGGGCGCGCCGAAAAGACTTCCTCGAACTTGTTGCGGACACGAAGCACCGCATCCTGGAGATCGAATGAAACGCACACCCTTTTACCGCAGGCCCGGGCGAACCGGGCAATTTTCCGGCCTCCGTGAACGCGTTATCTGGATGATTCAGACGCGCGGCCGCCCGGTAACGGGCAGCGAAATCGCCGAGAAGTTTGGCGTAACGCTCATCGAGTTTAACAGGGTGGCCAACGGCATCACCCGCGGCACCGGACAGATAGCGCAGATCGTTGAGTCGGAAAAATGGCTCAACGAAGACGGTATCTGTGACCGCACTTTCGACCTCGTAACGAAGCCGAAGGTTGTAACGCCGCAGGGCAAATCGCGGCTGTTCACCCGGCGCGCCATTGAACAATCGCAGGAAGGCAGACGGCAGGAGTGCATTGAACGTGCCGCCCGCCGTCGACGCCTGATTGCTCAGGGCCTCTACATCGACGAAATGGAGTCAGTGCTATGAAAGCGTGGTCACTCGAAGAGCTTGCGCTGCTGTGGCGACACTCAAACGCTGAAGTCGCGGAGATTACCGGCCGCAGCATTGAAGAGGTCGGAGATAAGCGGCTGAAAACAAATATTGAGCGTAATGGCTGGGATGTTAACGATCCGGAGCGGGAGGATGTATGACCGATTACACCGGCAGCAACACCCCAGCGGATCAGCGTGACCTATGGCGCACTCCACCCGCCCTTTTCGCCTCCCTTGATGCTGAGTTTTGCTTTCAACTGGATGCCGCCGCGGCGCCGCATAACGCGCTGTGCCGAAAGTTCATCACCGCCGAGCAGAACACTCTGGAAACGCCATGGGCTGATTACCTGAGCATTCCTGGCTACGTTTGGCTGAACCCACCATACAGCGACATTACACCGTTTGTTAAGAAGGCAGCCGCCGAGAGCTCCAATCAGATCGGCACGGTAATGCTGGTACCGGCAGACACTTCGGTTAGCTGGTTCAAAGAGGCTATCCAGACAGCTAGCGAGGTTCGCCTCATCACCGCCGGGCGGCTGGCATTTATTAACCCGGTCACCGGTAAGCCGGTAAGCGGCAACAACAAAGGGTCGATGCTCATCATCTGGCGACCGTATCCGCGTACACACTGCCACTTCGCAACTATGGACCGGGACGAGCTGATGGCTTTCGGGGTGAAACTTCTCGCCCGCCGGGAGGCCGCATGACGCCAGCAAATGAAAACGCCATTCGCGCAGCCTGCCGCCGCTGCACCGAGGAAATCCAGCAGGCCATGCGCAAGAAGCCAAAGCCTAACTGGAACGAAACGGTGCCTCCCATCATCAACAAACATCACAAGAAAATTGAAGCTCTGGGAGTTAGCCTCCTGGAGTTCGTCGTCAAAACTGGCCGCCTTAACGGGCGGTTTGGAGCCGAACAATGACAACAAAAAAATGGGGTCATAACGAGCTTGCTCATGACCTTGCAGAGCATTTGCGCCAGAACACAGCGCGCATCTGCTGGGAGGACATGCAGCTAGGGCCCGCCGGTACGTGTCGACCCGATGTCTACTCTATTGCTCACAGCTACAGCAAGTTCTGCCCTGTCGTCTATGAGGTCAAAGTTAGCGTTAGTGATTTCCGGGCTGACGTTACAGCAGGCAAATACACCAAATACTTCAACTACGCAGGTGGCGTTGTTTTTGCTGTTCCTGAAGGCATGCTCAAGAAAAGCGACATCCCAGATGGTTGCGGCTTGATGATCCGGAAGGAAACTGGATGGCATACCCTCAAGGGGCCGACAATGCGCCAGATTGATACCCTTCCTCGCGATGCCTGGATGAAGCTGCTTATGGATGGCATGACCCGGCAGGCAGAAAGAACCCAAATAAAAAGCCGCGTAATCAATACCTACCTCAGCGACCAAAAACTAATGAAGCGACATGGCAATGAAATCGCCGATCTTGTTTGTCGAGCACATCGGTCTAAGGAGCGCCTTGAGCAGCATATTAGGGATAACGATGAAAGGCTGAAGAACCTGCGCCAAGAAAGTGAAGAGGAGTTGCAACGCCGACGTAAGCGCCGGGAGGAATCGGAGGAAAGGTTAACCGACGCTCAGCAAGATCTGGCGAAAGCGCTTGGCCTCGACCCGAATGTCCCTATGTATGTTCTTACAAGGACGCTATGGGAAGCAGCGCGCCGACTCACCGAGGATGAAGAGATTAAGAGGTTGCGAGGAATATTGTCCAACCTTGAGCGCACGTTGAATGACGGTCTGAAACCATTACCCGGGGAGAAAGTCGCATGAACAGAGCCTCACCCGTTGATTTGAGGAAAAGCCTCGAAATAGCCAACCACCTCGCGCACATCGGGATTCGCTTTGTGCCGATCCCGGTGGCTACCGAAGAAGAATTCCAGACGCTGGCCGCCGAGTTATCGCGACGGCTTGAGCAGATGGCGGTCGAAGCCGAGAAGAATGAAGGCGGTGCAGCATGAGCAAAATATTATCAACGGCAATTAGCCTTGCCATTATTGGATGTCTTCTTTTCGGTAACGAGCAGGCGCAGCAGTTTGCCTATTACTCGTACCTGGTTATTTCTGTTTTGGCGTGGATTGGGGTTTTCTGCGGAGCCCTCACCCATGAGTTCGTGCTTGAGGAAATGAAATATTTGTGGCTAAGCATTCCTCTATCCGTGATGACAATTTATGCCCTCATCGTCACAGACCATACGGCATTAGCGGCCTCCGCTCTCGTCTACGCTCTGTTTTTTGCTGGAGCTGCGAAAAGCAAACCCAAAAGAAACCCACTATGAAAACGCAAATCACCCTGGAGCTTAAGGCTCCTTTTTTATTGCTGGCGTTCACCTTCAACCGAATTAACCGACAGTTCCGGGAGCATTGACCATGGACATCATCGACACAGCAGCAGAGATTGAAGAGCTTCAGCGTAACGCCGCCCTTTCCGCTCACCGCCTGAACCGCAACGCCGTATCAGCTGAGCGTTGTGAAGAATGCGACGAACCAATTCCCGAGCCGCGGCGCGCTGCCGTTCCCGGCTGCCAGACCTGCGCCAGTTGCCAGGCTGACCTGGAGCTTATACGCAAGCAAAGGGGGGCTTGATGGATTACACCAAGCTCAGTGACGGTGAAATCAGTGTCAGGCTCGCATATTTCCTGAAGCCAAAGTACACCGCCACTATTCACCCGCATGAAAATACCGGCGCCCAGCTGTCATGGAACTGGTTCAAAACCGTCCAGAATACTGGTTACTTCCCGCTACGCCGAGCGGAAGAGCTATTCACCGAAATGAAGAAACGCCGGATCGGCCTCATCCCATCAGGAAAAACCGTTTGGACGGCAACACACGAATCGGGCATCACCTCTACTCACCGGAACCCTCTGCGTGCGGTCGCGGTAGTTTTCCTCATGCTGCAGGAGCAACAAACAGATGCAGGAGCCGCGAAAAAGCGCAGGAGTAGCAAAAAAGTGCAGGTGATGCAGGAACCGCAGGAGTGAACCAATGTTCAGGATAATCCAGCCTAATACCTGGTACGCCGATCCCCACGGCTCGCCCTGCAAAATCCTCCGCTCCACCCACGAAGTAATCCACTACGTCCGCAACGGTCGCACCTGCATCGCCAGCATGGGCCGCTTTCAGCACGAATTCGAGCCGCTGACCAAAGCACAGGCCGAGCGGATCGTCGAAGAAATTGAAACAGCAGAACACCTGAAGAATCTGCGCGCCCAGCGTGCGGCGTAAGGAGAACTATGAGCACCATTCAGGACATCCGAAACCAGCTATCAACTCTGGTAACCGAGGCGCACAAGGTTGCATGCGCCCTCGATATAGGTGAAGAGCGAACCGAGGCATTTCAGCTTTACAAAGCACTTCGTCGACTTCAGCGGCAGGGCGCCGCCGGAGAGATTCTCTCAGCAACTAACCCCCTTCTCGCCTCGCCATATTACGACGAGGACTGGGACGAAGACGAAGACGACTGACGCAACTGATAGCCAGTTATGAGCTGGCTATTGGGTGCGAAAGCACCGCCTCACATCCCTTGATGTTATTGCCGCCTACGGGCGGCTTCTTTTTGCCTGGAGAAAACCATGAGCGACATTATTCAGCTGGTACCGAATAAATGGGTCACAGAGGAACTTTTAACTGCGACAACCGGCATGTCAAAGCACATGATTCAGCATGCCCGCCGGTCTACCTGGATGGAGGGGAAGCATTATCGCCATGTTGCCCCTGATATGGCACCTAAGCAAAACAGCCCAATCATGTATAACCGCGATGAGATAAACCACTGGATCGAGCACCAAAGCCCAGCGAAACGCCGGAGAATATCTGCTTAAATGTCCTTTGGCACATCAAACGAGGAATGATTATGGCAGCATACCCAACAGGTGTAGAGGTTCATGGCGAATCGTTACGCATATGGTTCATATATCAGGGGAAGCGTGTCAGGGAAAATCTCGGCGTTCCTGACACGCCAAAAAACAGGAAAATGGCAGGCGAACTTCGGGCTTCAGTCTGCTTTGCGATAAAGACAGGCACATTCAATTATGCCTCGCAATTCCCTGATTCATCGAACGCAGAGAAATTCAGCACTGTCAGAAAGCAAATCTCACTACTTGAACTGAAATCGAAATGGCTTGGGCTTAAAGAGATGGAGCTTAGCCTCGGGACGTTGAGGCGTTACGATTGCCACCTCACAACCACTATCGAAACAATTGGTGAGCACAGGTATATCGGCAGCCTGAACACTGAAGATATCCTTAGTGCCAGGAAGGAGCTACTGAACGGCTGGCAGAAGACCAGACATGGCCTAAATCATCCACCCAAAAAGGGAAGAAGCGTTCCTACAGTCAATAGCTATATGGCATGCCTTGGCGGGATGCTGAGCTTTGCTTTCAAAAGTGGATACCTGAAAACCGATCTGATGGCAGGTATTACCCCTCTCGCAAAAGAAAGACCCATTCCAGATCCTCTTACTTCTGATGAGTATCAGAGAGTGGTTGCGGCCTGCCCAACGCTACAGTTTCAGAATATGGTTATCTTTGCGGTAAATACAGGCGTCAGGCATGGCGAACTAAGCGCGTTATCCTGGGAGGATGTGGATACTGTCAACTGGACTGTTACAGTGTCACGGAACTATTCCCTGAAGGGAAACTTCACCCTGCCAAAAACCAACGCCGGGATTCGAACAATACAGCTGACCCAGCCAGCAATTGATGCACTCAAGGCGCAAATGCCACTGACCAGAATGATGGCATCCCACAAGGTAAGCGTCAGCCTACGGGAATACAAAAAAAAGAGAACCGATGAATGCACCTTTATATTCTCGCCGTCCATTACTTCAATGAACGGTAAGAAGACGATGTGCTACGTCCCCGGATCCATTAATTCAGCCTGGCGCACTGCCCTGCGTCGTGCAGGCGTCCGACAAAGACGGTCTTATGAAACCAGGAACACATATGCGTGCTGGGCACTGGTCGCCGGAGCGAACCCAAATTTCGTTGCGCACCAGATGGGCCATTCGTCAGCGCAAATGCTATTCACGGTTTACGGTAAATGGATGACCGAGAATAACCATGACCAGGTGGGCATTTTGAACGCATCATTTACTCAAAATGCCCCACCGATGCCCCATAGAAAAACCGCATAACCTTAACTATCTGATTTAACATATTAATATCACTTCAATCATGATTCATCTGGA